TTAATCCGCAAATAGTAGCTATTTCTTGAATTTGGCTTCGTTCAATATTATCGTTAGGTGTTTTTACCCCATATATTTCAAAAAATGCACCAACTTGCATGAATACAACAGTTTGTTCTCCATACTTGGTTATATATTCGTCTGTATAATCAAAATATAAATTATATATGGATTTATCTTTGGACATGATACTATTATTAAGTTAAATTATTTATATTATTATGTATAAATAATGTATAAAATTGACAATCTTTGTTATAAAATAATGTATCAACATAATATAACCAAAATGCAGCCATATAAATTGACATGTACGGTAAGAGAATATAATATAGAGCTTACAACAAATCCTCATGAATATGGATATTTCTGTGATCCAGGATTGGATATTGTAGAAAATGGTAATTTTAAAAATTATAAAAATAAAAATAGAAATATGAATTATTCATTTAATAACCCAAACTATACAATTCATGAAAATGAAACAACCCATTCAGATAATGAGGATAATACAAAATACAATAAAGAGAGTGCCCATAAAGATACCTACACCGATACTATGATTTACTGTGTTATTATTATCGGTACTGTAACAATTACTACATATTTGGTAAATACTGGACTGATTTAATTAGTTTCTGTGTCATGTAAGAAATTATATAACAAATTATCTGGATTATGGTTTTGTATTTCTCCACATATTAACATGGCTGTCTCATACATTTTTCTTAATACATCATTTGGTGTTACTGCACCTACTTTAATAAAACCATGTTTAATTAAATATTTTCTTACCTCATAAATAGGTATTTGTTTCATAAGTAATGTTTTGGTTGATATATTATTTCGTATAGTCTTATTAGAAACAAGTACAGAAACTTTTGGCATTATACTGGAACGTCCAGTTTTATAGGTTCGGCGTATTGTTTTCTTTTGTTTTTTTTTTCTGTATTTTAATTTATTTTTTTTTATATTCGCCAATTTAGTATCAATTTGTTGTTTTTGTATAGATTTATTTATCAATTCATTTGAAGTATTGAGAACATTGGAATTAGTTATAGGTGCAATATTATTACCCCCCTCGGTCATATCTGGCAGACTTTTTCGGGTTTGATTCATTAATGTTCGGTATGTTGGCAATAACCCATTTTTCAAGCAACCATACTTTGGTACAGGTTGTATATTTTGATTAATATTTACCAATGGGTCTGTCGCTTTAGAACGAATATTATCAGAAATATTTGTTAAGTTATTTGTATTCAATATTGCTGGAACATTATTCGTAATATTTGAATTAACATATGTGGGTGTTTGTTTGATAGTATGCTGTAAATTAGTTTTATTTTTAACAGTTTCTTTTAAATTATTAAAATAATCTGTTGCAACACTGAAATCATTATTAAAATTTGTCACATCCATTTTCGTAGGAAGCTCTGGGTTAGTTGTATCAAACGTTTTTTTATATTTATCAGCTTGATGCTGCCTCATCATATTTATAATAGAGCGTTTTTTGATTGATGCATTATTTACAGGTTTGGTACGAGGTTTCATTTTAATCTTAGGTTCATCCGGTTTACTTGGTTTCTTCTTGCGTGTTTTATTATTTGAAAATGAAAACATATTTGGATCAATAGCAAGTATTTTTTTATCACTCATTAAATCAAATTGTATTTATAATATATCTACATCTTACGAAAAGAAAATGATAAGAAATACTTATTATTTTCCTAAATTAAATTTGCTATGCCAACCGAAGGAATCGAACCCCCGTTTTACTCCCTCAATTGGAGTTACTCGTAACCAACGAAGGCCAATATAATATAATATGATATTATTTAAAATTCATTTATAAATTTTCATCCGGGTTCAGGTCAGGAAACAAATCATCATAATCTATTTCATGATTGAATTCGTTAAATAAATCTTGTGGTTTGGTATCTATTTTTGTGGGTTTTCTTTTTCTATCGTAAGGAGTAAACCCATGAGGATATGCATCAACTGTTGGATTAGGCGACCCAGGAACAGAAAAATCATTAGACCCGTATTTATTCATATCTATAAGTGCATCTGCTGCTTCTATTTCTTCTACTGCTGCTGCTGCATAATTTCTTAAATCTGCATCATCATTGTGAACCGTTTTTTTTTGTGCGCCACGTGTTGAACCTTCTACGTTATTTCTTTTATTTGAACGCTGCAGCTTACGTCGTGTAGTTTCAAGATCTCGCCAACCCTGATATATTAAATCTATTTGTTCTGTAGATAGTTTTTCTACATCCTCACTTGAATGTTTTGATAATGCTCGTAATAAACTATTGTCAGCATATGGCAACGCATTATTATCAAATTTTCGGTGTCTATTAATTGTATATAATTTTAATGCAGGGTCCTTCCCATATTGTCGCATATCTCTATTTTGTTTAGGTGTTTTTTTAACGGTTTTAACAGGTGGTGACTTTGGCTTTTTAGATGCAGTACCTCCTTTTTTTTTATGTATTTTCTTTGTACCATTATTTTTTGTATTCTTCTTTGTATTATTTTTCATAATATTACAATATATTCATAAAATAATTTGCCATTAATACTAAAGGTATAATAATACGAATTAAATATAAATACTTTGCAAATAAGTAGGAACCGATTTTGATTTATTACTTGACACAAAGTCAGCATATCCAGTAGTAAGGTCATCTATGGTAATTAACTTACGTAAATTTTTATCTTTACCGTAGATACGTCTTCCATGACATATTTTCACACATGTTAACAAATGTTCCATATCTCTTCCATAGTGAACAAACTTTTTATAATTTCCAGAAAACCATTTACTTAATATACCTTGTTCTACTGAGAGTTTCCAATCAATTTCATTGACTTTCTTTTTAAAAATAAGTAGAAGTTCAGGTGCAGTATATGGCTGCATTGAAAATTTCCAAATAAATCTGGATTCTAATCCTTTATTAGATTTAAAAAACGTGTTTTGCAAATCGTCTTCATATCCAGCAATAATAACCATTAAATCATTTTTATGGTCACTCAATAATTCACATAATGTATCCAAGCATTCCTTTGAAAAAATATCATTTCCATCAGGTGGTGCAAGTGAATATGCTTCGTCTATGAATAAAACTCCACCAATACATTCATTGACAACTTTTGTTGTTTTTATCGCGGTTTGTCCAAGATATCCAGCAATTAAATCCCCACGAGTAACCTTTTTAAAAACATTATTCTTTAAGATACCTACTTTTGAATATATTTTTCCAATTAGTTTCGCTATTTCAGTTTTACCTGTACCAGGTTGACCATATAAGACGGTATGTTTAAAATCACCACCTCCATCAATATCACCGTCCAAATTTTGTATAAAATACAGCATTTGGTTTAATACAGAAGTCTTTATTGATTCCATACCAATCATATTGTTTAAAACATCTAATTCGGTTTTTATATCATGCAAAGACTTCAAATCAATATTGTATTCTACCGTGGGGTCATACTGATTTTCATCAATAATTTGTAACAAATCATTTATACAATTAACATCTGTTTGTATGTTAAGTTTTTTTGTTTTTTGAATTGGAATATTATCAGGTTCCATATTATAAACTACGGTGTCAGTATCTGGCGTATCGATGTAATTATATATATCTTCTGCGTGTAAACCAATTGTATTACTATTCAAATAATATTGATTAATATTACCGATTAATTTTTTATAATGACACGATGATACATCCAATTTATTGGAATAATTATCCAAATACGTAAGAAATTTTGTTGATTTATACATAATAATTATAAAATATAAAAGCATCTTTTTAATTACATTCACAATAATAACTTTTCAAAAAATTGAAATAAAATATTGTCAAAATCTGTATTCAAATTTGCCATTAATCATGTCATTAGAAATGAAAGCAGTATCTCAAGATACAACTCCTGATGTAGTGCCAGTAACGGTACCCCGTAAATTAAAAATAAGGAAACCATGTGAAAATCATGAAACCGGTATTATTAAGTCCATTATTGATACTGAAACGAAGATAGAAACACAAACAAAGGAGATTCAAGATAAAATGGATAGTACTGAGAAAGATATTTTGCAACATCTGGGTGAATACATGGAAGAGCCATATCAAATCATTGAATCCTACTTTGAAGGTAAACATTTGGATCGTTTAGTTCGCCACCAGATAGAATCATACAATAACTTTGTAAATTATCAAATCCAGCGTACAATTGATATGTTTAATCCAGTGAAAATACACTCCGAAAATGATTTCATAGAAGAAAAGCAAATGTATATGTTAGAGTGTTCTATTCAATTCAATAATTTTAAATTATATCCTCCTCAAATTCATGAAAATAATGGAGCAACAAAGATTATGTTACCCCAAGAAGCTAAATTGCGAAATTTTACATATGCATCTACAATGACAATTGATATTGATATTGAGTATACGATTCGTAATACCGAATGTATGAACACTCCCCGTGTAATCAAGAAAACAATTCCCAAGATTAATATTGGAAAGATGCCAATCATGTTAAAATCATCAATTTGTGTATTGAACCAGAATAACAATTTCACAAATTCTCAATTAACTGGAGAATGTATTATGGATTCTGGTGGTTATTTCATTATCAAAGGTTCAGAAAAGACCGTAATTGGTCAAGAACGTGCTGCAGAAAATCGCATATATTGTTTTGATGTCAAGAAGAACTCAACAAAATGGTTATGGTCTGCTGAAATAAAGTCTGTACCCGATTTCAAGTGCATATCACCAAAGCAAGTACAAATGACAATTTCAGCCAAAAATAATGGGTTTGGACACGGTATATTTGTTACTATTCCACGAGTTAAGCAACCGATTGAATTATTTATCTTATTCCGGGCATTTGGTATTACTACAGATAAGGATATTTGTAAACATATTCTATTAGACATTAACAATGATGAAACGAAAGTTATGTTACAACATCTTCAAGCGTCAATTATTGATTCAAATGAGTATTTAACACAGGAAGATGCTATACAATATATTACTAATTATGCTATATATACTCCCATTAATATGGATAGAGAAACTGGTATCCAAAAAAAGCGTGAGTTTACATTAGATATTATTGAAAATGATATATTTCCACACTGTAAAACAAAATCACAAAAAATATTCTTATTGGGCTATATGACAGCCAAACTACTTAGTGCAAGTTTAGGTTGGCGAGATGCAGATGATAGAGATTCGTATTTAAACAAACGAATTGAACTAACTGGTACATTATTAAATAACTTGTTCCGTAATTATTTCAATAAATTAGTGAAAGAAATGCAAAAACAAATTATTCGTGAAATTAATACTGGTTCTTGGCGTTCAAGTGAAGATTATGGTAATATTGTCAACATGACAAACATTTATAAAATCATGAAATCAACAACAATTGAAAATGGAATTAATCGTGCATTATCTACCGGTGATTTCAGTATTAAACAGTCAAACAGTAGTAAGGTTGGTGTTGCACAAGTACTTAGTCGTCTTACATATGCATCAAGTTTGAGTCATTTACGACGTATAAATACCCCGCTTGAAAAAAGTGGTGAACTCATCGCTCCACGTAAATTACATAATACAATTTGGGGATTCTTATGTCCAGCAGAAACACCAGAAGGGCAATCTATTGGAATTGTAAAAAATATTAGTTATATGGCACACCTAACCATTTCTACAAATAGTTCTGCATTGTATGACTATATTCAACCATACATTATTACATTTGAAAATATTCAAGATACAACGGAATTGTATAATTCAGTTAAGGTATTTGTAAACGGTTCATGGCAAGGCATTACCCATACACCAAGTGAATTATATGATGATTTGAAAATGAAAAAACATACTGGTATTATTAATATTTATACATCCATTGTATTTGATTATAAACTACTGGAGATCCGTATTTGTAATGACGGTGGTAGATTAACTCGCCCGGTTTTACGTGTTAAAAATAACAAGGCTATTATTACTGCTGATATAATTAAAAAGTTAGTTGATAAGAATTTAACATGGAATGATTTGTTAACTAATTGTAATATTGATGAATCGGTTATTGAATATATTGACCCAGAAGAACAAAATTATGCTATGATTGCAATGAAAGCCAAGAATTCATATCTACAAAAATCGTCACATTTCAAATATACTCATTGTGAAATTCATCCAAGTACTATTTTTGGAGTGTTGGCTTCATGTGTACCCTTTCCCGACCATAATCAAGCGCCCAGAAACACATATCAATGTGCAATGGGTAAGCAAGCTATGGGTGTATATGCTACCAATTATGACAAGCGGATGGATAAAACTGCCTATGTACTTAATTATCCAACTCGTCCATTGGTGGACACACGAATTATGAACTTTCTACACCTTAATAAGATTCCATCTGGTACACAGATCCATGTTGCTATTATGACACATACTGGATATAATCAAGAAGATAGTGTATTGATTAATAAAGCTTCTATTGACCGTGGCTTGTTCTTAGCCACTATTTATCATACAGAAAAAGATGAAGATAAAAATATTATTCGTGATGAAATTATACGTTGTAAACCAGACCCTGCTAAAACAAAGGGTATTAAATTTGGAAATTATGACAAACTCAATGCAGATGGTTTTATTCCTGTGAATGAACGTGTAGAAAACAGAGATGTTATTATTGCAAAAATTGTACCTATCAAAGAAAATCGTAATGACCCTACAAAGGTTATTAAATATGAAGACCAAAGTAAAACATTTCGTACTACAGAAGATACTTATATTGACAAAAATTTCACAGGACGTAATGGTGATGGTTATAATTTTGCCAAGGTTCGCACCAGAGTCTTGCGTAAACCTACATTTGGTGATAAGTTTTCAAGTCGTCATGGACAAAAGGGTACTGCTGGTAACATTATTCCTGAGTGTGATATGCCATTTACAAAGTCTGGACTACGTCCTGATATTATTATTAATCCACATGCTATTCCATCCAGAATGACCATTGGACAACTGAAAGAAACTTTACTTGGAAAGGTTCTTCTTGAATTGGGAATGTTTGGAGACGGTACCAGTTTTGGAAACTTAGATGTCAAGACTATTGCCGCAGAACTATTAAATCTTGGTTATGAAAGTTATGGCAATGAACTCATGTATAATGGTCTTACTGGCGAACAAATTGAAACCAATATATTCCTTGGTCCTGTATTTTATCAGCGACTCAAACACATGGTATCAGATAAACAACATAGCCGTTCTATTGGTCCAATGGTTAATCTTACAAGACAACCTGCTGAGGGTAGAAGTCGTGATGGTGGTTTCCGTATTGGAGAAATGGAAAGAGATGTTATGATTGCACACGGTATGACCAGATTCTGTAAAGAACGTATGTATGACGTTTCCGACAAGTACAATGTGCATGTATGTAAAAAATGTGGAATGATTGCGTCCTATAATGATGGCAAGAAAAGTAAACTTCACACCAGCGGTAACTTCTCTATTCATTTGTGTAAAACATGTGATAATCGTACCGACTTCGCGAAGGTTGATATTCCCTATGCATACAAACTTATGTCACAAGAATTACAAACTATCAATATCGTTCCTCGTATCATTACCGAGTAATTCGATAATATTTATTTATATCATAATTTAATGACACTCCACATTGTAATAATAATGATGATGATTTATTATAAATATTATGAAATAACTCATTAAACGTGTTTGAATCATTTATCAATTTTAAATTTAAATTGAAATAAGGGTATCCAGGTATATTTTCACTTGCCCACCCATAATCAATTAAATAGATTTTTTCATCCTTCAATGCAAAATTATCAGGTTTTATATCATTGTGGTAAATATTTTCATACTCTAATATTTCATGAATATTAATAATTTGTTCTTTCCAATCATGTGGTAAATTATCATTATTTATCATTTCACCACAATTACTTAATAATAATGAGTTCTCATTACTATCAATTATTTTCGGCGAAATATCATATTCTTCCAATACGGTTAGACATTTCTTCTCACTATTATAATGATTTGTATTATTGACAGTAAATGGACTTCTTTCATCATATTCCTTTTCTTTATACATATCATATGTTTTTCTATAAACTTCTAATTTATAATTGTGTACTTCTGCCCCACCAGAATCAATAACATCACTTTGATTAAAAAATTCTAATATTTTGAACATATATACTTTATTATGTTTTCTTTTTATTATATATTTTATCAACAATATATAATTACATGTGTTACCGGGTTACTTCCAATAACTCAAACAAATTATCTTTAACCCCCTGCAATACAGGTTCTATTTCATGAAAATATATTTGGATTTGTTTTGAACGCACAACCATATATTCATTCATTTTTTCATACAATGTTAAGTCTTGATTTAATGTTACTGATGTATAGATAGCATTATATTCATTCATCATAGTTATTAATCGTTCAACATTACTTCTATGTTCCATATACAACTCATTTATATCCAGTATATTTGTCAACTCATCTACAGTATCTTGATATTTGTTTGCATTCTTTATTATTTTTTCATAACATCGTTTATATTTTTCATCAATAAATATAATATCTTTCATGGTAAATTCGGGTGCTTTCACTTCTCCTATATTATTTTCTATATCACGGTTCAAATTACATTCATATAAATAATATTTTATTTCATCATCATCATCATCATCATCATCGTCATCATATTGATACATTTCTTTAAATAATTGACTAATAGATTATTAACAATAAGTTTATTTTTCTAATTTAATTTACATATAGAGAATAAAATACAAA